GTCGCAAGTGTTCAATTTTTGTTGTGATTTTTTACCAAATTTAGGCATTATTGTCTTTTCAAAAATTCAAATATATCTGAGTCTTTTAATATTTCTGTATTAGTTTTTGCATCAGGAAAAGCACGACCATACTCTTCATCAGTCAAAGACATAGGATTTTTTAGAGCTTTATCAAATAAATTTACATCACCTTCCATTAATAAATGAAAAGGTTTTTCAGCCATGTTTACTAAATCAGGATTATTATACATTAACATTTTATCTTCTGGTATATTGTTTTGTATATATAAAGCATACTCTTTTTCTGCTCTTTTTGTTTTTTTACCATACATACCATCTACTTCTATATTGAATCCTACTTCAGCTAGTCTTTTTTGTAAACCTTCTATTTCTTCTTTACTATCGTATGGACCAAATTCTGTATTCATCTTTATTTTGTCTTGCATTGTCTTCTCCTAAGCTACTATCCAGCTTTTTGCTTTACGTTTTGGTTTGTACCATTTTGGTTTTTCTGTACCATTGTTTGAATAATTAGGCGGAAATGCGTGTAAATTTGCATAATAAAGTGCTTCAATTGTGTCATCATGCGCCATTCTTGGTCCGAAAGTTACAATTTCGTTAACCAAATCAAACATATTTTCCCTTAAATATAAAGAACCTACAGAAAAAATACCAGATAAACCTGAATATATTCTGTTTCTTTTTTGTTGTCCACCTGGTTTTTCAGGTATAACAGCTATATCATAACGATTAATTCTTCTTCTTTCATCGTTCAATGCTTGCAGAATACTACGATTCATAGCTACATCTTCTACTGTAGCTTGTTTGCAATTATATTTTTTATACAACTCTATAATATAATCTACTACACCTTTTTTGTCTATAATCTTTCCATCAACATCTTTTGCTCCTAATGTAGGAATACTACGATGGCGTTCATATTCTAGTACATAACGATTATTATTCGCATCAACTGCAACTACCATGATTACACTAAAGTCTGCATTTTTTGTATTAATGTCTGTTGCTGGGTCGCATCCAATAAACGTATTTACAGGAGTTCTTAATCCATCAATGTTGATATATCCTTGACTTTCACCTTCATCGTAATCATAATAACCTTCCCAGTACTTTACGTGTTTTCTACCCCAAACTGAATCTTCTTCAGATTGTACTTCCATCATATATTCTTGATAGAACTTGCTAGGCGTTCCACTATCTTGATAAAACTTTTTCTTTTCTTCTAACTTAGATACAGGGAACCAACTATCCCAAAGCGATGTACCATCTGGTTGTATTGCTTTGTAAGTAATTACTCTCCATGCAAAATCATCTTTGCTTTTTTTACTACGCTCATAATTAATGATGAGGTTATTGATAAAGCTATCATAGTGCACAGGAGTACCATTGACCCGAAGACGACCAGTATGAGGCTCAATAGCAGGATAAACAACAGCAGTAACGAGATTGCTATTTTTAGCCCGTGCTTCAGCTGTGATAGTATTTGCTTCGTGTTCAAAGTCGTCAAGAATGATGAGGTCGTATCTTTTGTGTAATTTAGCACCCCCTCTAATACCCGCAACATTCGATTTACTAATAAGTTTACATCCATTGGATAACTCCACATCTTCTTCTGTCCATTTTTTTCCCTTCAAACTACCAAAGTAGTATTTTATTTTTTCATTGTATTCAAAGTGGTACTTGATATAATCCATATTACCAGTACTTAATTTTTGCGTTGCTGATACCCAAGCATAAAACAACATATCATCTTTTGGACAAAAACAAAAATCTTTAATAATAGAACATTTAGTTAACACAGTTTTTCCGTGTCCTCTAGGTAAAATAACAGCTAATTGTTTTACATTATTATCATCAATAGCATCAGCCATTTCGTAATGAAATGGAGGTGTTTCACTCCTCATGAAATCATCAGGAAGAAAAAGTTTACCAAAAGCTATTAAGTCTTTACTTGCTAGTTTTAGTGCTTTTTCTGCTTTGCTTACGTTGTTCTTGTTTATGTTCATTTTCCATAAACTCTACGAATTTGTCTTTGTCTTTTTTCATAACGATATATTTATCTAAGATATTATCTATCATTACAATGTGTTGTTGAAGTTGCATAAGATGTAGTTCAATACCTTTTATAGCACGAACCATATCACCTTTACTTACCCCTTTTCTTTGTATCGGCATAATCTCCTACCATTTAACTTTATTAGCCCAATAAGCTGCTGACATCTTACCTTTTTTAATATTTTTTCTATGTCTAGCTTTAAACGATTTAGCTCTTTTAGTCATAGTCCTATCACCAGTTTTGCCTTGTTGACCAAATCTAATAGTTTTAATTTTACTACCTTCTTTAGCTACAACAATGTGTGATTTTGTTTTGTGACTAGGAGTACGTTTAGGTTTATTATAACCAGATACACCAGCTCTTTTTAATCTAGAATCTTTTTTGACAGCCATTATCCTTGTCCTCTACTACGTTTTTTATAATAATTTTTACTACCTTTAGTTCCATATTTTGTTCTATGACTTTGACCTTGCCTAGTTTTTTTCTTGCCATTACTATGCTTGTCTATTTGTGGGCGTAATCCCCTCATTTCTTTTTACGTTTTTTAGCAGTTTTAGCGGCTCTTTTAAAATTTGTTGCAGTAGGAGCGCCTTTGCTTCCAGGTTTTCTCATACGTTCACCTGAACCTGCTTTAATGCGTTTACGTTTAGCGTGTATATTAGCGTATAAACCTTTCTTTTTACTTTTTCTTTTTTTTACTAACACGTTTCATTCCTTTTTTTCTACCTGCAGCTTTTGCTTTTTTTGATGGTCTACCTCTTTTACTCCCGTAAGTACCTTTACCATATGGCATATTAGTTCTCCCAACAGTTTATTTTATCTTTAGTAAATTCCATTGTTATCCACCCAGTTCGTTGTATTCCGTAAAAAGAATATCGTGCATAATCTGCGTAGCGTAAAAATGAACCTCCTCTAATATACCACTTTCTTTTTAAAGTTTCCATACCTTCTTTATCTATCGTCAAAGAATCTATAGGTTTACAATATAGTTGGTGATTGTGTCCTAAGAAAAATACATCGCCATCACTATAAACTGATGCCATTTTATCTAACTCAGTATCACCATTTTTAGCACCACTTTTACCATGACCACTAACCATATACCAATCTTTACCTTGAATAGTAATACGTGCATACCCAGGTAATCTATAATAAGGTACACCCATTTCACTTGCTAATGTTTTGCAAATGTCAAAGTCTAATATGTTAAAACTTCGTAAATAATCGTGATTACCCCCACGAATAAACAAACATTTATCAGCAATTGGTTGTACTAATTTTAAAAATGCTAAGTATTGTTGTTCTGGAGACATACATTGTCCACGCTGATTAATATTATAATTTGGCGGTATAAGTTCTATCATATCACCATTACCAAACCATCGTGCATTTGGGTCTTCGTAAATAATTTTTATAGCTTCTTGGAACTTTTTCATATCAAATTCGTTAGCACCTACGTGTACATCCGTCAATCCATGTACTCGAAGCTTTTCATCGTTATTAACAGCAAATATTTTGCCTGGTTCTATTTCTAATTTGTCATACTCTTTTACATCGCTAGGTATTGGTATAGAAAACCATTTACCACACGACTTACAACTAAATTGTTGCTTTACAGTATCTTTATTTCGTTTCTTGCCCTCTTTTTTAGTGAGCATACTACTACAATGTGGACAAACCATTAATCCTCCTGTGTTGTTTCTGGTAATATTTTGCGTTGAGCACCTTCTATTTCGTCTGGACTAAATCCTTGAAATAATCCTATGACACCCGTTTCTACTTTCTTGACTTGATTGCCTAGTGTACCTATAGCTTTACCTAATTCTTTGATAGATTGTAATGCTATATTTTGGTCTTCACTAGTATCAGCTAGTTGTTTTAACGAACCTAATATGTATGCGTGGTCAATGCCTAATTCTTTAGCTACTTCTTTAGAAGTTTTTTCTATTTCACTCATTACTCGCTCCTGTTTTAGTAATATTACTGCTTTTTTACGTGCAGTATTACGATTTTTTTCAGTAAACGCTTTCATATAAGCACTTACAGCATCCTTTCCAACTGCGACGCTAGTCGCAAAAATTTTTTCTTTATTGGTACACTTCGTGCGTTGTTTTACTCTTTTGTTTGTATTTTTAATTTTTTGTGAAAATGTGTATCTGTTAGGGTGTTTGGCAAAATCGGTATCCATATATGTTTTTGCACTTCTTATAAATGTACCAACAATAGTTCTGACATAACCATTATTACTAGAATAGTTTTTGCTATCCTTCGGATGGTGCAGATTTTCAGATACTTTTAATAACTGTATTATGCGCCCATCATCGCTAAGTACCCAATCGCCCTCTCGCCCTTTTCTCCAATCTTTAACAAGAGGGGTCATTGGATAAGTTTCTTTAAATTCTTCAATATTATCGTAAATGTAATGACGTACTCGTTTGATAACTTTACTTTGTGGCATTCTTTTTTTCTAGTTGTTTATGTAATGATTCAATCAAAAACATGACTTGTTTAGGTATAAA